CGAGTCAAGGAAGAAGGCATCGCTGGCCGCATTGGCGCGGAGCCACTCGGGCTCGAGCACCTCCACGTACCTCTTCGTTGCGCCCCCAATCGTGCGGCTCACGATCATCCACAGTTGATCCTGGTCTTCGTTGGGGTGCGGAATCACCGCAATGCTCTCGACCTTGGAGTCGGTGCCGCCAATCGTGTGCCGGTGCCATGCCGTGACCTGCTGCGCCCGCTCGTAGCTGAAGCACACCAGCCCCCCATTGGCGAGCGTCCCCCACAGCATCCGGTTGGGCTCTTGCTGGAAGGCCAGGCGCGTTATCCCGCCCAGGGTCACATGGTCGGCCAGGATCGTCATGTCTGGGGCCACGTAGGCGTTCACCGTGTCATCGAAGACAAGCTCCCGCACCTTGCGCCCAGACCGCTGAACGAAGAGCAGCACCTGCTCGACACGCACCGGGGCCACCTTGGTCTTGCTGCCATAGGTCGAATGCCGCACCACGCGGACATTGCCCGGCACCAATGCCTCGGTTTCAGTCGCGGCCGATACCACAAACTCGCCGCCTGCGGTGCCAATCATCAGCACCTTCCCGGCATTGATCCACTCGATCACATTGACTTGATCGGTATTCAGGGTGAAGATCAGAGCAGACTCGTCTAGGTCTACAATGTGGTGGTTCTCGTACTCGCTGGTCTTGGACGCCCACAGGGTTTGCGGGTTGTTCGCCGTGCCTGCCCACCACAGGCGATCCTCGAAGAAGGACACCGTGCGCGGGTAGCCGTTCTTTCCTGTCCAGGCCCCATGCGCCCAGCGGTGCGTCGCCCCAGACACGCCCACCACACTGGCCGGCAAACGCTTCACCACGTCGGCCGTGGCCGTCAACCCGTCCACCGCTACGGCCGTGATCGTCACGTACCCCTCGCCAGCGTGGTGGAACGTCCAATCCCACTTGCCATCGGACTCCGTGCCCGTGTCGTGGATCGGCGCGCTGGTGCCGGTCTTGGTGGCCCCACCCTTGGACTGGAGCAGGTACACGTTCCCCTCGAAGTAAACCGTGTCCGAGCCGCCAGTGTCCGCTGGGGTAAGCGCCCCCTTATAACTGGTGTTATCCGAGCGGGATTCCCATACCCCGTGATTGCTGCCCACGATCTCGGAGAGTTTGAACTGCCCGCCCACCATCGAAGACACGAAGAGGGCCGAGCTTGCAGTGAGCGTGATCCCTGTCCCGGTAGCCGCACTGGCATAGACCGTCAGCGTGGTGTCCAGGTTCTGCGGCTCAAAGGGAACATGGTCGAAGGTAATCAGGCTCAGCGTCCACGCATCATGCGCCGTGCGAGACAACTTGCGCGGATTGTAGTCCGGGTGCGCCAGATACAGAACGTCAGCCGACTGCGCGAACTGGATCGCGTCCAGGCTCGCAGACGAGTAAGGCGTGGCGATCTCGTAGACCGCAGGGCCCGCACCAGCGAGCACCGTGCCGCCGTCCTTGTAGACGCGCATGTAGAGATTGCCAAACTCGAGGATGTACGCCTGGGTGGTGCCAAACTCGAAGGGGATCAGGCGCGTCAGGTTGGCGCTGTCCTTCACCTCGGACACAAAGCGGGTGCCACTGCGCTTGCGTGCCCCGCCCTGCACCAGCGGATAGAAGTTCTCCATCTTCGCGCAGCCGTTGGCATACTTCGCCAAGTCCACGCGACCCTCGAGCGTGGGGCTCAGTTCGCCCGCGTTGAATGATGACTGGATTGTCGAGGCTTTTGCCAAGTCAGTACCTCGCGTTTATCCAGGCATCCTCCTCGAAGGGCATCGGGCTCTGCTCCTGCCCATCTGCCATCCGGGCCCGTGAAAGCAGTTCCTCGTACTCCCGCGTAGCGATCTCGCGCTTCGTATTGCTCTGCGTGAGTTCCTCGCAAAGCTCCATCGCCAGACGCGCAGCGACGGCACTCACCAGCAGCGAGTCCCATTGGTTGGGGTCTTCCTCGCGCCGCACGTAGCGGATCGAGAGCGGTGAGCCTTCGTCAGAGAGGAGTTTCTTGCCCTCGACTACCCAGGGCAGTGTCGTGTCATAGACCTCGACAACGCGCAGACAGTCGGCCGGGAGTTGATACTCATCGTCATACCCGAAAGCCGGGGAGGTGGCGAGCTTCGCCAGGGACGCCCGCGCAATGGCGGCATTCCAGGGGTGTGCGCGGAGCACCTCATCACGGACGTGCGTATAGGCACCGTTGCAAGCCCTGGCCTGCTTGGTGTCATCCGTTAATGAAGTGATCCGCGCCTCACCGACACGGCTAAGCGCCCTGTTGCATATGTCTACGCTGCTGGGCATCCGCTATCGGCTCCCCCCCGTGGTGCTAGTCGCCGCTCGTGTACTCGAACTCCACGACATAGTTCTGTGCGGTGGCAACCGTGGCGGTGGCCGTAATGACCACGTCCCAGTCTTCCATCGGGTCTGAGGTATCACCGTTCAACTCCCACAGCGTCTTGCCCCTATCGAAGTCATCCAGAGCCCCGTCCGTGAAACCCTCGATACCACCCGCCGCTGAAGCACCGGATACCGCCTGGGCAGCCAGGAAGATGTCCGCGTCTACGACGGCACCGTCATGCGCTGTCCCGGACTTCCAGATCCCCATGTTCACAGCGCCACTACCACCGTCCGCGGTGTTGTGGACTGTGATTTTGTGGATTCTGTCGCCGCTCTTGAACTGCTTCAGGCGGATCTGGCTGGCCGCTGTGTCGGTTGTGAGCGTTGCGGTCGTGAGGACTTCCGCCCTCGCGTACCTCTTGCGCCCATGAGACACACCAGCCGGGGCCCTCTTTTGGCTGTCCAGAGTTGTCGGCGTCGATGCTTCTGCAAATAGTTCCGAGAAAAATAGTCCTGCCATGAGTTTGTTTCCTTGTTCCTGTGACACTCAGGGGCCGGCACGACTCCGCACCGGCCCCCTTATGTCATTGGGCGGTACTAAACGTCGGCCTGGATCCTCACGACCTTGCCGAGTTCGAGGCGCGTGGCCCCGATGGTGGTCTTGAGATAGACCTGCGTGGCGTAGCTCTTGTCCTCGCGCTCGCTGATCTTGGTGGTGATGTCATTCCACACGCAGAGGTGCATCCCACTCTTCGCCCACATGGGGCAAAGTGTCGGATCGTCCCCAGCACCCGGAATGCGCTCCGTGGTGATGAAGTTGATGCCCAGGAATGACCTCACCCGGCCATCCACCAGCACCTTCGTGTTGTTGCTGTCGATGGTCTGGATCTGGGTCATGCCGAGCAGGTCTTCATGCTGCGCTGCGGTGATCGCCATGAAGATCTGATCGTTGTCAAGATCGACCTCGTTCTCCATGAGAATCCGCTTGCCTTCCTGAAGTTGACCAATCTCGAGCGCACCCGTTGATCCGGCTGTCACGGTGTTGCCCGAAAAGGCTTCGTCCGTGGTGCCGTTCTCGCCGGTCTTCGCAGTGCCGAAGAACGCGCCGAGAATCTCGTCATCGATGGCACGGCCCATGGCATACGCGCCATTCACCGCGTAGGGTGACTGCGGATTGATGAGCATCCGCACCTTGTCCTGGTCATCGATGAGATCCGCCCACTCGTAGTCCACCGGGAAGACCCAGCGTGCATCGTGCGGGGTGGAGATCAGCGGCGTGTCCGCATGGCGCGTGGTTCGCTTCTGCGCGTTGACTGCACCCACCTGCTCCACAGCCTTCGCTGCTTTGCCCGTGGCGGTGCTCGTCATCACACTGTCGCGGAGTTTCGAGCCCTTCTGCTGAAGCAGATGAGCGACGTTCGTCGAGTATTGCTGCACAAAGGCAGTCGTTACTTGGTCTGACATTGGGATAGTCCTCGAGTCATGGCGCAGATGCGCCTTGCGAGGCTTATCCGCCCGTTGGCGGGGCCTTCATTGAATTGCACGGCTTCCAGGGCTTGCCCGGGTGCCACACCGGGGCCGATGTCGTTGGCTGGAAGGCTTACCCGGGTGCCACACCGGGGCCGTGGTTCAATGGTCTAACGGTGGTTCACCCCTCCCCGTATCACGCCTTTTCGCTGCTCGCAACCTCGGGGTGGGCTAAAGAGTGCAATCGGGTCATCCGGGCCACAGCCTCGGGACGCCCGTCCAGGTACTGGCCCATGAAATCCTGATCCAAGGTCAGGTCTGCGATCTTCGCCTTGGCCGCTGCTGGGGTCATGCCAAACGTGCTGCCTGCGCCCGTGTCCTGCTCCCGGTCATTCGGCATCGCGTGCTCCCCCAATCCTCGGCCAATCTCAGCCGCCAGTTCCAGCAGTCCCCGCTTGCCCAGGGCGCTCTCGAGCTTGTCCAGCGTGCCGTTGTCCAGGTTGAACTGCTGCGCGAATTTGCGACCCGCCGCTATGTTCTCCTCCCAGGCACCGCCCCATTCCTTCCGCAGAGCCTGCTCGTCTGCTGCATTCTGCTCCGCACGCTGCGCGGCAAACTCCTGGCTCACCTCGTCCAGCCGCCCGTTGTACTTCGCGTAGATCGTCTGCGCCTGCGCCTTCGACAGACCCGCCTCGTGGGCCCAGGTCGCCAGATCAGGCGTCAGGTCAATCCCACCCTCGGGCACCTCGGGCCCGCTGAACTCGTAGCCGCTCGGGTCTTCCGGTCTGCCCAGACGGCTGTACACCGCGCCCCACTCCTCAGCCCCCGCATCCTCTTTCGGGAGGTGCAGGATCTGGTCTGCGGGTGCGCCCATCGACTTCTCGAGGTTCCGGTAGCTGTCGAGCATCTGCTCGGCCCCCGTCCACCCCTTGTTCTCCACGTAGCCCTGGGCATCCTCGCCCAGTCCATCAGTCCAACTCGGCGCACTCACCTCGACCTCGGGTGCGCTCTCAGCCGGTGCCGGTGCTGCTTGCTCCTCGGCCATCCTCTTCCTCCGCGGCGTCAGTACAGGGGACGCCTTCCCCGTTGTTCTGGTGAGCCCACCAGGACTCGCCGCACTTCTCACAGTGGAGTTCCGGCCCAAAGCGGTGGGGGTGCGCTTCCCGGTCGTGGCACCCGCACGCCCGCGAGTACTCGCCGCGCCTATTCTTCAATGTCCGCTTGCTCCTCCATCTCGGGGATCTCGTTCAGCGCCCGATATCCCTGGATTCTCAGCCACACCTGCCGCCGCCCCTCCAGTTGCGCCGTGCCGTGCGAGTCGCCTTCGACGTGCGTGGTCGCGTTGGCGTGACAAAACCGCTCAAGATCCGCCAGCACCTCGCTGGCCCGTTCCCCGCCAAACGTCTCCCGGTATGCCTGCGCCCGCGCGAGCAGCGCATCACGTAACGCCAACGCCTGCCTCCGCTGGCAGTGCCGCCTGCGCCTGCGCCATGTCCTTCATGGCCGGGGCTGCCTGCGTCATGCCCTCGAGCATCTGCTGCTGCTGAGCCTGCTGGGCCTGCTGCGCCTGGATCTCTTCCATCTCGTCCGGCGTCCGCAGGATGTCCGTCGGCGCTCCGTTGATCTCAGCCGCGAGGCGAATCACCTCGTCCGGCTTGAAGATGGCGAGGACGCTGGGGTCAGCCTGGGCAAACGGGGCGGCAATCTCCAGCGTCCTCTGAATCCCTACCAGTTCCTCGCTGCGCTGGAAGCGCATCGCAGGCGACTCGTAGGTGATTTCATACTCGCCCTCGGCTTCCGCCAGGACGGCAGGGAGCGGTGGCAGGAATCCCTGCCGGCCCAGAATGTGGAACTCCCGGTGAATCTGCGGGCCCAGCATCTCGGACTGCTGCCGGCCCACGGTGGGTGCAAGCAACTGCCCCTTCTCCTGGGCGCGGATCAATGCCTCGGTCGCCGTCATCTGCGGCTGCTCAACCAGTATCTGGAAGAGGGTCACGAGGAAAGCGTCGTTGATGACCTCGCGCTCTTTCTCGAGCATCCCCTCGGTAATGTCGAGGCGTGCTCCCGTCTGGAGCGGCACCACCAGTGGCCTGCCCTGGGCATCGACCCCTCCATAGTTCAGCCCTCCGGGGGTCAGTCTGACTTGTTTGGAGCCGGTGCCCAGGACGCCATCATCATGGAGCAGCAGCGGCGGGTCTACGATCTTGTGCCCGCTGCGAATGAAGGTCTTCTGCATCTCCTGCGCCATCTTGATCGCAGGGAGCACGAGCATCGCCGGGCTGCGGCCGTACATCTCGGTGGGGTTCACCGTGTACCGCGAGTACATATACGGGAACTCTTCGTAGCCGCCTTCGTCGACCATCGCCTTGTCTTCGATCGATATGTGGTAGGACAGCCAGGGCATCCCCTCGTAGTCCTTGCGATCCATGTCGCGGCCCTCGCGCGGACTCACCACATGCACGAAGTCGAACTGCTTGAAGTGGTTGTCCGGGCTCGAATACGCCACGGCGACCTTGGGCGGCAGCTTGTCCTCGCCCCACTCCTGGGCCGCAGCCTTCGCGCTCATCGTGTACTTCCGGTAAACCGTATCTACCTTGCGTGCCGGGTCGAGTTCGATGTAGACGCTGCCCACGTGACACTGCACGTAGCGCACGCCCGCGCCGTTCTTCGGCTCGTCAACGAACAGACACGCATTGCCAAACGCGCCGAGCGACTTGTAGCCCTCGTGCATCTGCGCGTAGTACCCGGCCTTCGGTGAGTTGCGCGCCTGGAACATGATGCGCGCCACTTCCTCGAACCACTTCTTCACGGCCGGGTCATCGTTCAAATCTTCGTTCGTCGCCCGCAACGTGTGCCACTTTTGACTGCGCGGCGTCAGCATCGACTCCATAGCTGCCGCAAACTTCTCGAGGGCCAGGGCGGCCGTAGCATCGTAGATCTTCGTGCTGCGCTTCTCGCCCACAGCCCTGGCCGTGAGGAACTCGTCAGCCGCAGGCCAGACGCGCTCCGCCACCTCTCCCCAGTGGCTGTCCCAGTTGTGCCGGCGGCTCTCCAGTTCGCGGAGCCTCCGCAGGCAGTCCTCTACGGATTTCGCCATTGCCTAATACCCCGTGAGCAGTTTGCGGCCGGTGTTGGCTTGACCGGGGACGCCAAGCGGGGAACCGCTCAGGATCGTGGAGGCGCGGCCACCGCTCCCCTGCCTACGCCTTCGCATCTCGGCCTCTTTCTCGGCGCGGATGGCCCCCTCTTTGCCCATATCCGCCGGAGCCTCCGGGGGTTTCACTTCCCTGGGAGCCTTCGGTTTGTCCAGTGCCATTGCTGTTTGCGCCATGCTCGAAAGCGTTGAGGCCATGATTGCCCACTCGATGCCCATAGTTCCCCCTAGCCCAGAAGCGTGCGCGCAGACGCTTGTCCGCTCCGCAGCCCCAGTGGTTCCAATACGTTTCGCGCACGTAGCACGCGCCTTGTCGATCCGCCGCCGCCAGTGGATTGATCTCGCGCACTGGATCTGCGCTGCTCGGCCGTGCGTGCCCGTGCAGCTAGCCGTCCCTCACTGGGGGCAGCCTGCCCGCCCCGTGCGCCGCCCCCACGGCGGTCGAGGCGAAGCAACTCAGCCGCACGGGCAGCTTCAGGTAGCGGTCTGCTCAGGTCGTGCCGGGCCTGGAGTTCTTGGTCGTATGCCTCCTGCCCTCCGGCGCGCTCGATCCCCTGGAGTTCCGCCACCCGCGCCTCGAATTTGCGCTTTGTCGCGTCCCAGTAGCGCACCCGGTCACGCTGAACGTCGGACATGTACATACCCACGTAGCTCTCGGGGCCAAGCCCCTGAGAGTGGAATGGGTTCCGGTAGTAGCCGGGATTGAAGTCACTGACCTTCTCGTCGGCCAAGTGGCGGCTGCCCGGTTTCCGCCGGGTGGGGTCATAGTCGCGGCCCCAGTAATCAGCCTTCCTGTGTGCGATCTGGGTGATCGTGTCCA